TAAGTACATACCTGCCGGTATGTATATGGACCACCTATTCGTTTCCGATGGTTACATAAGAAAGGGCTCATCAAGCGTGTTAATGAACCCTTAGGGTGTGGACTGGATATGTTTGAGAGTGTAAGACAGCCCTATCTGGAGATACCCTTGCAACACAGTATATTGTGTTTTAACATGGTTGACAATACTATATATAGATATGAGCATATCCAATAAACAACTTGATGCAGTTATGGAAAGTCTAACTGAGGACAAGTTAGCCAAGCTTAATGGCTCTGAAAGAAAAGAACTTGACAACCTTATAGTCAATTTAGAGAAAGCAGTAGTTAGAGAGAAGTCTCAAGAAAGCTTTTTAAAGTTCGCTGATACTGTTTGGCAGGAGTTCATGTGTGGTTCTCACCACAAACAAATGGCTGAAGCTTTTGAAAGAGTGTCTAGTGGAGAATGTAAACGTCTTATGATTAACATGCCACCACGTTTTGGTAAGTCACAGTTAACATCGTGGTTACTACCAGCATGGATAGTTGGTAGAGAGCCTGATAAGAAAATCATTATGGCTTCACATACTGCTGAACTGTCTCTGCGTTTTGGTCGTATGGTCCGTAACTTAATTGATAGCGAGGAATATCAGGAAATATTTCCAGACGTTAGTTTAAATCTCGACTCGAAGGCAGCTGGTAGATTTGATATATCAGGTGGCGGTGAATATTTTTCGATTGGTGTTGGCGGTGCGGTGACTGGTCGTGGTGCGGACTTATTAATTATTGATGACCCACACTCAGAACAACAAGGTCAGTCTGCTGATCCAAAAATTTTTGAAAGCACATACGATTGGTATTTATCTGGACCGAGACAGCGTCTACAGCCGGGCGGTGCAATTATAATTGTAATGACTAGATGGGGTAAAAAAGATTTATGTGGTTCTATTCTTAAAGACTCAACTACTAGAGACAATAGTGATGAATGGGAAGTTATTGAGTTGCCAGCTATATTGCCATCAGGAAGAAGTCTTTGGGAAGAATACTGGAAGGTAGATGAACTTGAGAAGATTAAGGCAACTTTACCTATATCACATTGGGAAGCGCAGTATCAACAGAATCCAGTTTCAGAAGAAAGTGCGATTGTTAAAAGAGAGTGGTGGCAAGAATGGGAAGAAAAAGACCCACCTAAATGTGAATTTATAATTCAATCTTGGGATACTGCTTTTTTAAAAACACAACGTGCTGACTATTCAGCTTGTACTACATGGGGTGTATTTTATAAAGAAGGAGAGAATGGATATCCAGCACCACAAATAATTTTGCTAGATGCTTTTCAAGAAAGATTAGAGTTCCCTGAATTAAAACGTAGAGCGCATGAACAACATCAACTCTGGATGCCTGATGCATTTATAGTTGAAGCGAAAGCTGCTGGCTCACCTTTAATATTTGAATTAAGGGCAATGGGTATACCTGTTCAAGAATTTACACCATCAAGAGGTAATGACAAAATAGCACGTGTCAACGCTGTTGCAGATTTATTTGCTTCAGGTACTGTCTGGTATCCAAAGACAAGATGGGCAGAAGAAGTTGTAGAACAATTTGCTTCCTTCCCAGTTGGAGACCATGACGATTTAGTTGACTCCTCTACACAAGCTTTATTACGTTTTAGACAAGGCGGTTTTATAACGTTAGAACACGATGAAAATGATTACACCTCATCAGAAGATAAGATTGCCAAATACTATTAATATGTTTAAACTGATATAAATGGCAGAAGAAAATGTTGATATAACTGTTGTCAACCCAGAAGCGGTTTCTATAGAGACTGATGATGGGGGGATGCTAATTGATTTCGATCCTTCCATGATGGAAGATGAAGTTCCCTTTGATGCTAACTTAGCAGAATACATTTCTGAAAAAGATTTAAGTTTCATTGGGCATGAACTTGTCTCAGCTTTTGAAGCTGACAAAGATTCCAGAAGTGATTGGGAAAGAACTTACACAGAAGGTTTAGATAATCTTGGTTTAAAGATTGAAGAAAGAACAGAACCTTGGTCCGGTGCTTGTGGTGTATATCATCCATTGTTATCAGAAGCAGTTGTTCGTTTTCAGTCTCAAGCTATTACAGAAATATTTCCATCAGCTGGTCCAGTACGCACAAGTATAGTTGGCAAATTAACACAAGAAAAAGAACAGCAAGGTAAAAGAGTTCAAGACTATATGAATTATCTTCTTACAGAAGAAATGAAAGAATATAGAAATGAAACTGAGAATATGTTGTTCTCTTTGCCTCTTGCCGGTTCTGCCTTCAAAAAGATTTATTGGGATGTAAACATGCAAAGACCTTGTTCAATGTTTATACCAGCAGAAGATTTTGTAGTTAGTTATGGAGCAGCAGATTTAAGAACAGCTTCACGTGCTACACACGTCATGCGTATGACTTTAAATGATATTTTGAAATTGCAGTATGCAGGATTCTATAAGGATATAGAATTACCACAGTCCAGTATTGGAACTGATAGGATAAAAGCAAAGTATAATGAACTTGCTGGAGACAGTCCTAGCTTTGAATATGATTTGAATTCATATAGCAAGGATGGTTTACACACAGTTTTAGAAATGCATGTTGATTTAGACCTTGAAGGTTTTGAAGATGAACGTAATGGAAATAAAACAGGCATAGCATTACCTTATGTTGTCACCATAGATCAAGGTTCAGGTGAGGTTTTATCAATAAGACGTAACTATTTAGAGTCTGATCCGGTAAAAGAACGCAGACAACACTTTGTTCACTATAAGTATATGCCGGGATTAGGCTTTTATGGCTTTGGTTTGATACACATGGTAGGTGGATTAGCTAAATCAGCTACTTCTTTGCTTAGACAACTTGTAGATGCAGGTACTTTAGCCAATCTTCCGGGCGGTTTAAAGACTAGAGGGCTAAGAATTAAGGGTGATGACACTCCAATATACCCCGGAGAGTTCCGTGACGTTGATATTCCGGGTGGGAGCATCAGAGATAACATAACTTTCCTTCCATATAAAGAGCCATCAGGTACTTTATACCAATTATTAGGCAATATTGTTGAAGAAGGGCGTAGATTTGCCTCTATAACGGACCTAAAAGTGTCTGATATGAACAATCAAGCGCCAGTTGGGACTACATTAGCGCTATTAGAGCGCAATATGAAGGTAATGGGTGCAATTCAAGCAAGGTTACACGCCTCAATGCGCCAAGAACTAGGTATATTGTCCGGAATAATCAAAGATTACATGCCAGATGACTATGAATACGAAGTAGATGGCGAAGCTGCCATAAAAGGGGTGGACTTTGACGAAAGAATAGACGTAATTCCAGTATCTGACCCTAATGCTGCGACAATGGCGCAAAGAATCATGCAATATCAGGCTGCATTGCAACTTGCACAGTCTGCACCGCAGATGTACGACATGCCCAAGCTACATAGACAGATGTTAGAGGTATTAGGCATACGTGACCCACAAGATATCGTGCCATTAGAAGATGATATGAAACCTAAAGACCCTGTATCAGAAAATATGGACATATTGAATGGTGAACCAGTCAAAGCTTTCGAATATCAGGACCATGCAGCACATATAACTGTTCATATGTCTATGATACAAGACCCCAAGGTACAAGAACTAGCTGGTCAAGCACCTAATGCAGATGCAATGCAAGCAGCATTAAGTAATCACGTTATTGAACATATAGGTTTCGAGTATAGAAAACAAATAGAAGAAGAAATAGGAACTAAACTACCACCAGTAGGAGAACCATTGCCACCTGAAATTGAATCAAGGTTGTCTGCTCTAATAGCAGCAGCAGCTGAACAACTTCTTGGTAAGAATCAACAAGCTGCTCAACAACAACAAGCAGAAGAACAAATGCAAGACCCTGTACTGCAAATGCAACAACAAGAATTACAAATCAAAGCACAACAAGCACAATCTAAAGTAGAAACAGACGAAGCACGTATAGCTGCTGACTTAGAGAAGGCTAGAATGAAAGATGAACTAGAGAGAATTAAGATAGAAGCCGATCTTGAAATGGCTGGTGCTAAAGTTGGAGCAGATATAGCTAAAGTGTCAGCACAAGAGAGAACTAAGGGTGCTGAGATAGGAAGAAAGATGGCAGAAACTATAACTAAAGACAATGGAAGTTGATATAAAGTTTACAGAAAGCTTGACAGAAAGTTTAAACGATGAGATAAAGAGAATCACAGAAGTCCTAGTTGATGGTGAAGTTAAGGATTTACCAGAACTTTATCATCTTAAAGGCAAGATAGAAGGGTTACGTATTGCCCTTCGAGAGATAACAGATAAATATAATACAGTTATCGAAAGTGATTAATACGCACCTTTCATAATGAAAGGAAAGGAGAACGTCAGACTCCTTATATATTTGACGCA